GATATCGGGAAATGGCCGGACCTCGCCGGTATTCGCTTCACTCGCGAAAACATCTTCGTCCGGTCGTGCCAGGAGTGAGTTAGCCATTTGCGTGATCCGTTATGCGTTGCAAGGCATCCGGCAGCGCGATATTGACGAGTCGGTTTATCGTCGCCATCACGGTCGGGTCGAAGTCGTAGTCGGTGTTAATCAGGAGCTGCACGCCGCTCGGTCGCGGTAGCAGATCCATCTTGTCAAAAACGAACTGCACGAAAGGCGTCACGCGCGAGCGGATCGCATAGATCGTGACCGTCATGTCGAGGTTATCTATCGCGTTCGCGTAGGCGCCGCCGAGCAGCACGGTCAGCGCCTGCATGAGATTCGGTATCGTGCCGCTCTGATAGTTCTTGATGACCTTCAGGCGGATCAGCGTGCGCATTTCCTCATCGTTGGCAAACGAGCTGTCGGCGATCGCCCCACCGTACCGATACCATTTGCCGCCCAGGCGCTGCCCGCGCGTGAAGGGTCCGGCATAGGGCGTCGTTTCGAACCCGAAAAACGAGCGTGGTGTCGACGCCGCCAGCACGCGCGAGACGCCGACAATGCGCCCGATCACATCAAGGCTTACGCCGACCGCATTGTCGATATCGTAGGTATCCGTGAGGCTCGTGAAGCCGTTCCACGTCGGCTCGACCAGCGTGTCAAACAGCTCTGCGGTCTGCACCGCGCGAGGCTTGCCCTTGTACTGCCAGATAAGCAGATCGGTATAAGCCATGCTCGCCCCTACGCGGTATTGATGATGATGTTGGCCGCATCAATTACGGCCATGTCGCGCGGGCCGACCTGTACGTCATTCTGTGAGAGCGCATCGGGCGCGGTGCCGATCGCCAGCGCCGTGACGATGAAGCCGGGAACGGCATACATCACGGCGTAAAGCTCGGTGCGGATGACCGGCTCCCCGATATGAAAACGGGTGGCCGCGAGTGATGCCCTGATGCTGTCCTCGTCGATATCGGTGAAGTTCGCGCGACGCGTGACCGTCATTTCAACGTACACGTCCACCTGTGACGGGCGATCGAAATAGATTGCACGCGAGCGGGAAAACTGGTCGAGCACATAGACGGTCGTGTCGCCCTGCATGCCCGTGCCGGCAGGTTTGAGCGCGAGTATCACGCGGCCGATCGCCTGATCGTCTCCCCCGTCGACGACGGCGTTTATTGAGTTGGCTTCGACACCCCGGCCGTCGGTTTCCCTGGTGTAATTCTCATAGACCTGTGCATCGTCGACGCCTACCAGCGCCAGCAGGTTCGCGCGCATCGATGCCGCATCATCGTCGGCCGTGCGTTCGCGCGAAAGATAAAAGCGCGCGCGCAAATCCGGATCGCGTTCCTGATTCGTGCCGGGCTCGGATGCCTGCGACGTGACTGCCGTACGCCAGCCAGTCACGCCGGACTGGATTTCCAGCACTTCATTGCGGCCGACCGAAAAAGCGCCCGCGTCGACGGATTGAAAATCGACGCGCGCGCTGCCGTTGGCGTCGAGCGTCACCCGCAGCATGGAGCGCCACACGATGCCAGACGGGTCCCGGACGGTAGAGTCCGCGGGGATCGGCGTACGCGCCGCGCCCGAGAGAATGACCGAGCGCAGCGTCGAAACGTTACTCTGGAAGCGGCGCGTACCGGAAAACGCCACGATACGATTGAGATTCGGACCCGTGGCGTAGTCGGGGTCCATCTGCCGCCACATTTCGCCGGCCAGTTCTTCGAGGTCGGCCAGCGCCTGCGAGAAAAGCCCGATCATCTGGCCGTCTGGTGAGTCGGGCGCCGTATCGATATCCGCGCCGTAAATGGCGCGCATGCCGGAATCCATGCGTTCGATAATGTCCCCGAGACGCTGGATAACGAAGCCGTCAGGAGTTAGCTGGCCCATTGTTGTCCACCACAAGGTTAAGATCGTCGTCGTCCGTGGTCGTCACAGCGGCCGTGATCGTCAGATGGCGGTCGGGCGTCAGCACAAGGTCCAGTTCGTCGAGCTGCGCAATGCCGGTCGTTTGCAGAATCATCATTCGTGCCGCCCGCTCGATATCGGTCAGGTTGCCGGGCTTTTCGAAGTCATCAAGCCACGGCATGCCATGCGTAAGGTCGAGAAACCAGTCGCCCAGGAATGACAGCAGGCGGCAACCCGTGCGCTGTTCGGTCGATTCGGTATGGTCGGCATAATTCGCCCGGCCGTGCCCGAAAGTCCAGTCTCCGTATGGGTCCAGGCGTCTGACTCTCATTGGCGTTTGTCCAAAAAAAATCCCACACACCGCAAGGCGCATGGGATTAACGGAACCTCACCCGAAGCGGGCAAGGGATCAAATAAAAAAAGGCGCGACGAAGGGTTAGCGCGCCCTGTTCCGGCCTGAACTGGCCACGTAGAGGGAGCTACATACGGCAAGGCCAGACGCCGGCCGGAAAACTTCAGAATGGATAACCTACGTTGCCGCCCTCCGGGTTCGGGTGCAGATGGCGGTCATGGCTGGGTACGTTGGGCGTGACGAAGTCGAGCGCGCGCATGATGTTGGAGAACACTGCCTGACCGACTCCACCGTTGCCCGCTTCGCTTGACAGGTTGCCTATCAGATGCGTGTTGCCATTGAGCACGATGCCCGCGGGCGCGTTAATCAGGAACTGTCCGCCTGCCGTGAGCACCGTTGAGCCCGCCGGGTTCGCGTTGGTGATCGTGCCATCCGGATCGAGTCGCACCGTCTGCGCGCCGTTCATCGAGCGCAGTTCCGCGCTCGTCAGGCTGTAGCCGGGCACGACACGCGCGCGCGTCGGAAAGCCCACCAGCGCGAACGCGTCCGACAGGTCGTGCATGCGGAAGTCCGCGGGCGCGTCCTGCGCGCCGGCTGCAAACCATGAATCAATGCAGCGATCGGAAAACACCACCAGACACGGGTCGCCCTCGGCCACCGGCATCGTGCAAATGTACGGCCCGCCGCATAGTGTAAAGAGCGGTACATCGTGAAGCTCGGGATATGGTTCGTGCGTGCCGTCCGTCAATAGCTGGTCAATCATCGGCTGGACCGACACGCACGGCGGCTCGGCCGTTATCCGGGTTATCCGGCCCGGCATCGCCACGCGCAGATCGAGCTTGACGCCCTCGGCGGTCGCATCGAGCGCGCGATCGAGCCCGCCCTGTTCAAAGGCATAGTTTCCGTTATTCATCGCCTGCCCCTGACGAGCCGGTCGACGCTGTAGACGCGCGGCTGCGGACTTTCGAGCCCGGCATTGGTCACGAAGCTGTCCACGTCCGGATCGTCGTCGTCGACGATCACGGCCCCGGTATTCGGGTCGGTGCGGTTCGTTTTGTGGACTTTCTGGAATGTGCCGCCGATTACGATCATCGTTGAGAGCCAGTCACCCTGCAGAAAATCGCCCGCGTGCTGAACTGAAACCACCTTGTAATCGCCGTTATAGTGCGGCTCGATCGACACCACGCGCACGACGCCGCCGACCGTGATTGCCGGATTGCACAGACACTTGACCTCAAGCCCGTTATCGGTCTGTAAGGGCATGCCGACCATGCCGGTTTCCTGCGAGATAAGCGGCCCTTCGCCTGCGAGTGCGGCATTGGCCGGCAGCATGACGACTTCGCCATTCTGGATAGACCAGTCGGCATTGTTCGCGCGCGCGAGATTCGACAGTGAATTGCGCGCGTTGCCGCAGTACACGCGCGGGCGCGCGCTGCCTTGCGTACGCGTGACGGCCATCGTACCGCGCACGGTATCGGGCATCGTGCCGGCGAGCGCCACGGCGGCTTCTGCATCGGTTGTGCCTACGGGCAATGTCATGTTCACCCGCGCACTGGTGAAGGCGTTCGAACCATCGCCGCATTCCATGTCGAGCACGAAGTCCATACCATCGCGAATCACGTTGCACTTGATGATATCGCCCGCGTAAATGAGCCGGGCTGCCTCATAGCCGACTGACAGCGCGAGCGTCTTGTAGTGGCCCGAGAGCACCGCGCCGCGGTGGTCCTTGGTCAGATTCCAGACCCTGATTTTGGCCGGATTCGGGTTCTTGTCGAGCGACTTGGTTACATCAAACGCGATGCGCAGATTGTCGAACATGAAACCGTCCGAGCGGTTGCCGATTACCAGCTGGTAGCGGCGTCCAAACTGTTTCATGCGACCTCCATCGCCAGCTCGGCCATGATTTCTTCGATCGTGCCAATCAGCAGCACGCACCGCGTGCCGAGCTCGTCGGCGCTAACCGGATCGAATCCTTCGGCCGACAGGTCCGCGAGCATGAATACCCACGCGCGCCCGAATCGCTGGCCGATCGGCGTACCGACCTCGAGGGGCACATACTGCGCGACGTATTCGTTCTCGGCCACGTCGAAAATATCCATATACCAGTGCGTGCCCACGCTGTTCCAGACTATCGTGAGCTGGAGCACGTCAGCCCCAAAGCGGATAGTCATCTGCTGGTTAGCCGTCGAGTCAGCAGGTATAAGGTTCATGATTGACCCAGCATGGAGTTGGCTAACGCACGCAGCGCCGTTTTTTTGGTGGCCTCGCTCGCCTCGGGCGTCTGGACGTTGCCCTTGTTTTTGGTCGACAGCGATTGCGCGCCGGCGCGACCGCTTTTGTTGCTGCCTGCTGAGCCGGGACCGCCGCTAACCGTTATCCCGTTGACCGTCTGCGTTTCGACGATGAAAATTTCCTGCGCGGTGATCGAGATTTCGGCGCTGCCGTCATATTGCTGGAGCATCGTCACAGCGACCAGCAGCATGTTTTCGTAATGTTGCGAGCCGGTAATGATGTCGACCGCTTCGCCGCTTTTCTGCACGGTGCGCAGATTGTCGAACACCTGTTCAACGCGCTTCGTGCCGCTCGACATATCGAGCGTATCAATCGGCGTAAAGTCCGGCAGCCACGGCGCGAGCGGGCGCGCAAGGCCCAGCGCTGACGTGATCGCGCCCGTGTACGAGGAAGCGGGACTTAGCAGGCGCGCGGCCTGATAGCTCGTTTCATCCGTAAACGTCTGTACGAGCGCGGGCATCGGAATCACATTGAGAAAATCCGGACTGACGCGCGGAAAGATGCCGTCTGCTGGCGCGACGTTCACGCCGGCCGCGAGCCAGTCCACCATTTTTCCCTGCACCATCAATTTGCGCGGCTCCAGCACTGCATGATCGGCAATCACGGCGCCCGACTCGACCGGGTTGTCCGTCACACGTAAGGTGCTGTCGTGCGACTCGCGAATAGTCTGGTCGAGCCGAACCGTCCCGATCGAGCGGGAAATGACATAAACGTCCACGGCGCCCCCTTTATTGCACGACTGTCGGCGCGGTCGTGGCCACCGAGCGGCGGGCCGTATCCGTGAGAGCGCGCGCGGCTTCGCGGCCGGCGGCGGCCGGATCGGTGCTCTGGATGTTGATATCGACGTGCTGGGTGAGGCTGGAGCCGCCGCCAGCCGTCCCGGCGGGACGTGCCTGTGGGGTAATGACAGGCGCGGCTTGCGCGGCCGGTGTGGGCGCGGCAAGGGCGGCGGGCGTCTGCGCGCCGGCGTTGGCGACACCGACCGCATTGGTCGCGGCCCGGACGGTATCGCCAATGCTGCCGCCCTGCGCCGTCGCCGCCCTGAATGCCGCGCCGATGCCGCCGCCCTGGGCGAGCGTACCGATAAAGGCGCCCGCGCGTCCGAGCGTGTTTTCGATAAGGGCGGCGATCGCGCCGAAAACCTCCTGCGCGAACGTCTTGATCCGCGTCAGCGACGATACCCATGCGTCAACGAATCCTTTCAGGTCGCCCCGGAAAATCGCGACTAGCATTTTTATGCCGTCGAGCAACTGGCCATAAACCAGCTTCCAGGAGGCAATGACAATATCGAAAGCCGCCTTCAGGTTGTCACCGATCGCGGCCGCAAGAAAATCCAGTACGGGTTTCGCCGCCTGATAAAGCGCGGTGAACGCGGCGCCGAGTTCCTGAAGTGCTGTCCATACCTCGTTTACGTATTTCAGGAACGGGCCCCAGAAAGCGCCCAGCAACGAGTCTTTTCCCTGCATGTATCCCATCAGGTCGTCAATCAGCAGCAGCAGACCGGCGATCGCGGCAACGATCCACGTAATCGGGTTCAGGAGCATGGCTCTGTTCCACACGGCCCACGCCGCCGCCAGCAGCAGCACGGCCGCCTTCCAGCCGATCGTGCTCTTAACCAGCGTGTCGACGAAGGTTATAAAGCTGCTGATTACCTGGATGACATAGCCGGCCACGCTAAAGAGGCGCATAAGCCCGTCCTGCACGAGCGCGCGATTCGCGGTGAACCATTCCTTGAACCCGCCAATCAGCCGGTCCATCGTCGGTATCAGCGAAAGCCCGATCATCGTCCGGAACTGTTGCAGACCGAATTTCAGGTCCTTGAACCGGTTATTGATCGTGCTCGCGGCGTCGGCCTGCTCGTCGCTGTTGACGCCCCATTCGCGCGCCTGATCGATGAGCTTGCCGAACTCGTCGCTTGTCATGCTGAGCACCTGGCGCATGCTCGCATCGATGCCCAGCCGCGACAGGAACGCGGTCTGTTGCTGCGCGTTCATATGCTGCATCTTGTCCTGTATCTGGCCGATCACGTCGCCCATGTCGCGCATGGTGCCGTCGGCGTTCTTCACGCTGATACCGAACTTGTCGAACATTTTGGCGCCGCGCCCGACACCGTTTGCCGCTTCGCCCATCACGCGCGAGAGGCCCTGTATCGAGCTGCGCGCCGCCTCGGTCGATGAGCCCATCTGCGAAGCGGCGTAACCCATTTCCTGAATGAAGGCGACAGACGTTTCCGTGTTTTTCGCCATGTCGCCCAGCTCGTCGAGGTCGCCTACGGCTGACGCGAAGTACGCACCGACCGCGCCAATCGCGCCGGTAATCATGCCGACGACCATTGTCGCGGTTTGCCCGATCGCGACCAGTTGTTCGCGATATTTGCCCGCGCTCGCGGTGTCGCCCACCACACCGAGCTTGACAAGGTATTCGTCAATTAGCATGGCATCAGGTCCGCGGCTGGTGGGCTTCGTCCCACTCGTCGATCGCGTCGTGGAAGTCCATCAGATCGTCGAGGGTGTAGACGGTGCGCAGCTCGTGCATGGTGCAAAGGCCGCGCATGATCGGCTTGTAGTAAATCCAGTTCACACCTGAGCCTTCTCGAACAGGGAGCGCAACTTGTCCGGTACCAGGA